AGGCGTGCGTCTCCGCGAGGGAGTTACAGTCCAAGATGCGATAACCGAGGGATTGTCCCTAAAAAACAAGCAGTTAGCTTACAAAGGGGATAGAATCACAAATTAGTCCCTCGTGCAAGTGTTTAGTTAAATCGACCTGTAACTAACTGTTTATCTCAAAATGATTTTTTGATTTAGGCTAGATTATATCTAAGATTATCCAGTTTACCTACAGCATCATCCATTCTCTTTGGTATAAAGTGAGAATAACGCTGTGTAATTTCCAGAGTAGCATGACCCATCCATTCCATTACGGTTCTTAGGTCAGTCCCAGTTTCAACTAGGCGTGTGCAACAAGTGTGACGTGTAGCATTAAGCACAAAGTCTTCATCATGGCTTAGACCCAACGCATCACGCATTTTAATCCATGTACGTCCAAAATGTCTGACTTTAATATGAGCAAACACATCATCATCATTTGACCTTAGATTGCCACGATTCATCAAAGCACGTTGTAAAACATCATGAGCCATTGGTGTCATCTGTATCGTGCGTGGATAATTAGTCTTAGTCTTCCATATGCTGATACGTCTTGAACGCAAATCAACATCAGACCACTTTAGGTTGAATGCTTCTGACTTACGCATCCCTGTTTCAATATAGAATAAGAACAAGTCGCTATAATCAGTATGACCACTCAACTGTAGCCATTGGATTGCTCTATGCTCTTCATCTTTGGTTAAGAACCTAATCCTACCCACCTGTTGACTTAGATGCTTCACACGAGTTGGCTTTGTAGCCATCTGCTCACGCTCAAAGGCATCATTCATAGCATTGAAGAGTATAGTAGATGTGTAATTGATTGTACTGTTAGCCCATCCTTGGTCACCCATATGGTCACCAAACAAGTTAATCTTAGCTGCGGTCATATCATCTAAGTATGTATTAGCACCAAAGAAGTCAGTGATTACCTTACAGTTCCATCTAAACTTCTGCTCAGTAGTATTATCTGAGTAGCTACTTGCCACCCTTCTCTTCACATACGTTGCTAATGCCTGGCTAATAGTAATTGAATTAGGTGCTTGTGCGATTTGGAATGACCCATCAAGCATCTGCTTCTTAACCGCTATGGCATCCTCAAGTGTGTCTGTGGTGGCATTGAGACGCTTACCAGACCGCATGGTTTGGATTGCGTACTTGCCGTTAGACTTTTGAGTTATGCCTTTGGGTATCTGCATTATTCGTCAGCATCCTTAGAGTCAAAAACAGCTCCACTAGATAACTTACCAACGTATCTCCCCTCTTTGTCGTAACCGATACCTTTTATTGTACGTTTTTTTATACCCTTGATACGTGTACCTGTTGCAGCTTCTTTAGCTTCTTCGAAGGTCATACCTTTTGGAATACCACTTAAAGAACCAATACCTTTCCTTACGTTGGTGTACTTCCTATCTAACCATCGCCTTAAATCTTTATCGGTAACTAATTGACCATGTTTATCAAGGTACTCTCTAACCATGTTAAACTTACCATCTTTAATGCCACTTTTAATTTTCATTGTGGCATTTCCAACTTCTGTTCTTCTTCTATCTTCGTAATTCAAAAGCCTATCTAGTCGAGCTTGCATCATGTCTTCCATCAAATCTCTTCTATCAGTCATGATGCTAGTAGCTTCATCGTCATCTTTTCTAGCACGGAGTTCTTCTAATTGCTGTTTCAACAACTCTATTCTCTTATTTCGCCGTTCAGCAGGTGAATCTACAGCCATTGTATGGATTGTTTTACCTTGAATTTGCGCAAGCATAGAATGGTACTTTAAGGATAATACCTTTTCACTCTTTATTTCATCCATGCCATGCTTCTCAATAAGAGCAGCCAATGCAGCTTCTGGGTCTCTGTAATGAAACATCTTGACCCTTGAAGGTGCTAATACATCCCTCATTTCAGTTTCATTCATTAGCATAAAGAACTGAGCCAGTTCATTCATATTTCTTGCTACTGTTTTCTTTAGTAGAACTGGGAATGTAACTGCACCATCTTCACCTTTGATATAGTTTGCACCAATTTCGACATCCCAACCAAGTTTCTCTTTGATGACATTCTTCATAACCATCGACCAAAGTTCTTTGTCGTATGAAGGCGTATCTGATTTCACAGCTTCTTTTTGGCTAGTTTCAGCTCTAATTGCTTCTGCCATATTTGCAGATTGGACTTCCCAATACTTGTTCTTTCCAGAGTTTGAAGAAAAGTTCTCGGACATTGCTTTATAGAATGCTCTACCAGCATCAGTAAGGTGTACTGTCCGTCTACGAGCATCGTTAGGTACTTCACGCTGTTCGACCCATCCCTGCCCTATGAGCGTATCGATAGTACGATGCATCTTAGCTTGCCTGTAATCTAATTGTTTCTGCAGGTGCTTTAGCTCAACACCTTCCATGTCAGCAGTACATAGAAAGAAAAACGTCTCTATGTGGTCTAAGGTAGGACGAACAGGGACTTTGCGAAACATGTCACCATTCGCAAACGCAATTTTAAACTCTTCAGTAAATCGTAATGCATTAAATGCATACGCACTGTTGTTTAAAGTATCACTCATATTCGTAATTACCTCACTGTTGAATTCATTTCACTACAGAAGCATACATCGTATAGCGTAAGAAACGCAACTCGTATTCTATGGTAATGCTGTCTGGCATGTGTCTATGAATTGTAGGCATCAACGGCATAGCATTGGGTAAATGCTGCATGTAGATGTCGATTTCTTTTGCTCCAAGAGCGAGTTTTAATAGCTGCCTCAATATGGCTGTCCTTTTTGTAGTTGCAGACGGACTTCTACTGTTCCCACGAATGGGTTCTCTAGTCGCCTGACGGTTCAGAGTGATAGTTTCTGACCGTACATTACTACATTGATTCGCAACCTCGCAAGTATGTATATTTATGTTTTTTATCTGCATTATCCTTGACATGTACTTTACCTATAAAATCAATAACTTAACTTATGCACATAAACACAACATGTAGGAAAATATATACAAAAGATATACAAAATACTATATGTAGTGTCTGTAATTGGCTGCGTATACTAGGACATAAGGAGAACATTAAGCTGCAATTACCTCATTTTTAGCCGAATCAATACCGCTTTTTCGCACGTCATCAATCAGCTCTTCTACGTCCTTAATGATGCCATCAAGTTCCTCTGCAACAAACGCATCATGACAGTCATGGCGCACGTAATCTGCAAGGCCAGTTATGTCATCCAACAGGTCGTTGATGCGCATTTCATCTATCGCTTTTGTTATTACATTCATTCAATATTCCTTTTCTTTAATCACAGACGTTGGCCTATGGGATGCCAGCAGAGGAAGAGAAGCTGCTGGTCACCAATAAGTCAGTTCTTAGTAATCGTGGTGTTGAATTATTACCTTACGCCTTGGCTTCATTTGGCAGTAGTCGCCGTTAGCTGCAGTGATGTTCATTCTGCGTGTAAGCCTGTTGTAACCATCGAGACAATAAAACGTCCCATCAGTTGATGTACGGAACAGTGTCCCCTGGTTTAAGTTTGATAATTGTGTATGCAGTATTGCCATTATTTAAGCCTTTCATTTTCTAATCAATGGTGAATGTATTTAGCTATAAAAATCAGCATCAGCGTCAAAATAACTATTCATCCCTAGAGTATAATTTTGCTGTTGTTGGAAATCATTCTTCAAATAATAATCAGTGCCAATAGGCTCGACAACTGGTTGTGACAGCATGAATATTTGGTCTGGTACAAATACCTGCACACCGTCAAACATATGGATAGTACCTTCAGTTGTCTCAGTGTTGCCACGAGTATCAACAAGCATTTCCCGTTGAGTGCGTTTACCTTCCATGCCTGGATAGTATTCATCTAGCGTCCCTGCTCTGGCTGACTCTAGGAAAAACTCCAGTGCATTCTTTTCAATCATTTTATCTTTCATGTAACCCATTATGTATTCCTTACTGTTAAATTATAAGTTCGAAATGAACTCACCTGCAAAAACTAACTCGCTGGCGATTAGAAGTCAAGTGTATGGGTATCAATTAGTTTATCACCATGTTTTATTGGGTTATTCTAAATGTAATCAACAGTGATTTCGAAAACGATAGAGGAGAGACAGGCGAGCAAAAGAATCGCCCTCATCGTGAACAAAGCATGAACATTGATGAAAAAACAGCTGGTAACAGTTCTGGAAACTGTTGCCAATACCCCCCGTACCCCTGTTTTATATAGCCCTAGGTATCTTTAACGGTAAATATGACGGTAAATAAGCCCGCCAGACGCTGAAAACGGTAACCCTATAGGGGGAATTTTGCGACCAGACTTTTATCGTAAGCACTTCAGATTTTTACTTCTAAATTATTGCTACTTATAGTTCTGCTATAGGGACATTCCCTCTTTTGTCTTATTTTTAAAATAGACATTTAGGTAACCTATAGAGCTACTCCCTCTCCCTTTAAGTGCAACCTTCAAAATTGGTCATATAAATAAGGAGAGGAAAGTATTTACCATCGTAAACTTTTAGTAACAGCCTGATGCCCTGATATAACAGCTAACCCCATATTCGATTGGTCTTTTAATCTGTGTATCTCTGACATCATAAGTTCTTCCTTTCGGATAGACATGCGCTGCTCTACGTCTTGCGCCATGGCATCTACCCAATACTGACAGGCCATCGCCAATGCATCTAAACGGTCATCATTGGTTAATGCCCCTCTGTCAGCTGTGATACGTGTTAATTGGTACATCAACTGGTAACGCAAGGCTTGCTCTGGTGGTAAATGTTGACAGCTATCAAAGTCTTTCTTGATAACCTTCTTATCTACTACAAGTCTGTGTTGGTTCATTACAGGCTCAAGAACGTCAATAATCCTACGTTCCTTCTGCGTGTTATGCCTAACTTCAGAGAGCGTCACTGGGTGTACCTTGGTCAATACAGGCAGAAACAATTGATTAAACATACCGTCACCAAAGTTACTCTCAACGATTATCTCATTGACCATTTCTTCCTTTGCGATGACCGCAAGTTTCTCCAATGCCTCTTGCGAGTACCCACCTGCTACACCTCCGCATCTGCGCACGTATAGGTAGCCATTGAGCATCTTTATGACGGAATACCCCGTCTCATCTTTACCCCGTCCAGAGGGGTCTATGGACATCACAGAGCCTGTATATTCAATGAAGTCTTCCGACATAAACATAGGCTTGTGATAGTGGTCGCCGTTGAAAGCAACATTGGGTAATTCTTCCACGATATGCTGTGGGTCTGATGACCAAACGACCTTCTCAGGGGCTTCATGCACTGGTATATCCATAATAACGAGGTCTGAAACCTTGAGTGGATAGCGTTCTGCATCTGATAGCCTGGTATCGAGCATAAACTGCAGCGCAAACCCTGAGCGACCATAAGATGCTT